AACCGAAAGAAGAAATTGGACTCTGCCCTAATGGAAGCTGTGGCCCTGAAAAGGAGTCCCTTATGGGATCCATTCAAAGAGCTCTGCAACCACATGGGGAAAGGTCATTATGCCGAATACGTAAAAGAGTTAGAAGAATGTCCCATGGCCCTTACAGGCCTTGAAGGCACTCAACTACGGTTGGTTGCATTGGTTCCCGATTCGGATTTAAAGACCCGAACCGTTGCCATATGCGACTACTGGACCCAGCTCGTTTTAGAGGGGTTAACACCCCACATAAAAGGAGCGCTTAAAAGACTATTTGGGAATTCAACATCATTTTGGGACCATGTTAATGGTTTCAAAATGGGTGCTTCCCATCCGCTTGCCAAAAGTATAATGTCTTACGACTTAGACTCTTGGACCGACCGGTTCCATTCAGACTTCCAAAAGGTATTAATGGAAGAAATGTTTGGAACGAAGGTCGCGGACGCTTGGTACAGACTAGTGGTGAAGTGCCAATGGTACTCACCTCATCTGTCAAAGCATATTGTCTATAAGCAGGGCCAGGGTATGGGGACCACCGGTTCGTTTCTAATAGCAACCCTTGCAGATCATTTCTTAATCGAAATGACCATGAAAGATGCCTATCCAGATTTCAAACCCACCTGGTATAATAAGGTGGGGGATGATCTTTGGATTGTGGATCCATTGGGAGTAATCCCTAAAATGTACCACAGCATCGGTTCAGTAATAAACCTTAATAAATCAAAGGTTCCTACTGAGAAGGGCTGTTTCTTAGAGTACGTCTCTCGCGTGGCTTGGGATGGTTCCGACGTAAGTCGGATATCCCCACGTATTATCAATCGTGCAAACGATTGGAGATACGTCCCCGTTCTACTGTCCGTATGCCACTCTACAGGACTTAACATACCTGCTGAGAGGCTATCCACTCTTAATCGTGTGACTAAGGATGGACGGGAATATAAGGCTTTGCTCTCCGATCTTTTGACCACATTATATTGGTCCAAAGACGACGCCCAGCTCAAATACTTAAGTATAGACTGGGGACAGATCATTGCGCAAGGATACCTCTCACGAGGGATCCTTAAACACGATGACATGTCCGAGCGTCAGAGATACCGATTAGTCAGATCAGTGATGATCTGGCACAATCGATTTAAAGCCTCAAACAAGACTTCAGAAATCCTTAAATCAACCCTAAAACCCGTGATTGCTGAAACTTCACTACCACAACCAACCGACGCTACCTCGACGTCCCCAACGCCATTAACGGCGGAGGATCGTAACGATATTCTCAGAACGTTCATAACGTCTGAGGACTCGCGAGAGCCAGACTTCTTCACAGAAGCCCATGAGGCCATGTTGCTGAATGTAAATTCAGGTGTACATGACCTGGCAGTTCGGTTGGAAGGGATCATGAGGCTTAAACACCCGTCCGGACGATTTATC